TTACGCTCTGTGCGTCATCAACGCCACCGTCTCGACGTCGTTTTCGTTGAGCAACACCTTGCCACCTGCTTCAGCGTCATAATCTACGCGGAATTTAAATCTGATTCGCTTCAGGATGCTTCCATTTTCCTGTCTTTCAGGAAACAGGTCAATCCTTTCAATAAGTGTATATAAAAACTCTTTTCTCTCCAAGTCGGTCATTTCTTCAAACATTTCATCGAATTGGAGAAGAACCTTGCAGAGCTGCTTTGATGTCAGGTTCTCATCATAGGCTCCGGATATCTTATCGGTCACATCATCGATCTTTTCTTCCAGATCAGCGATCCTGTCGTAAAGCGTATCAAGACGATCCTGCATATCCTGATACTTTCGATCGTAATGCCTGTCCGTAACATCCAACCGGTCCAGCTGCTGATTCAGCTTATCCTTCGCCCCGGTCGCCTGGATCAACTGAGTTCTTAATCCATCACGCTCGGCTTCAAAGCTTGATACATCCACCTTCTCATCCAGCTTCCCTCTGATGAAGGCTTCAAACTGTTCATCGTTCACCATGTCATGGATAACACCTATTATTTCGGCGTCCGTGTCAATCTGGTTTAGAGAAGGTTTGAAATCACATTTCTTACCAGTACTTTCAATTCGCTTTCGGTGTAAACATCGATAGTAGAATGTGGAATTCACCTTACCGCTTGGATACTTCTTTCGTCGAACTGTTCCGGCAAGAGAAGCCCCACAGATCGGGCATTTAAGGATACCTGCCAGAAGATGCTCGTGATCCAGATCATGAATCTTATTCCATTTGACCCCGGTCTCTTTTCGCTTCTCACGCGCTTTGTTCCAAGTATCTTCATCTATGATAGCATCATGTCTTCCATCAGCGACAAGATAATCATCCTGCTTAACTCTTCGATATTGATCTCTGGTTCCTTTGACTTTTTCTGTGGCACTCTTACCATATACGATCTTACCCACATAAACTGGATTATCAAGTATCTTCATGATATGGCCGCGAGTGAAATAACTCACTTCAAAGTCACGGCTCGTATTTTTAGTATAACCATGATCATTCAGATAATTGCTGATTGAGTCTGCGCCCATATCAGAATTGATGAATTTATCGAAGATTACCTTAACGATCTCAGCTTCTTTCGGATCAACAACCAGTTCGCCTTTTTCTTTATCCAGGCGATATCCAAACGGAGCCAAGCCTCCGTTCCACTTACCCTCTCTGGCCTTCTGCTTCCGGCCTTCCATTGTCTGAACAAGAATGTTCTCACGTTCGATCTCTGCAACAGCTGAGAGAACGGTGATGGTAAGCTTACCGGAATCCTTGGAAGAATCGATACCATCCTCAACGCAGATCAGATTCACCCCATAATCCTGAATATACTGAAGTGAGTTCAATACATCCGCAGCATTTCTTCCAAATCGAGAAAGCTTAAATACCAGTATGTAGGATACTCCGTCTCTGTCATCAGCTATATCCCGAAGCATCTGCGTAAACTCAGGACGACCGGTTATATTCTTTCCGGATCTTCCGGCATCGCAATACTCCCTTACGACCTCCATTCCCTGATAATCAGCAAACTTGTTAAGTCGCTCTCTCTGAGCTTCCAGACTGTATCCTTCCACCTGCATGGAAGTGGAGACGCGGATATATATGTAGCATTTCTGCTGCTTCTTTTTCTTCTTTTCTGTCATACCGCATCCTCCCTGTACTCGACATCCTGCTCCATCAAATCATAGAACTTCAGTGCCTCCATGATCAGCAGTTCTTTTTCTTTCGTGCACTTCGGCACATGGTTCTTATTCTTCTCTGGTTTATTATAGGCTTTTCCGATCTCCAGTCCGTACTTTCTCTTGATTTGTGCAATATAGAGAGTAGGAACCTTTACATCATGCTTTTCCAGAATATAGGCCTTGATAGCAGCATAGGTTCCTTTACGGACAATTACTTTCTGACTGCCATCAGCCTGCTTCTTCATGATGATATTTCCCTTACCCGGCAACTCAATATCAATATCCGTACAATCCAGTCTGAAGGATACCATATCCTCAGGTTTTGTATTCTTTGCCAACGGTTTACCGTCAAATACCATCGGAAATTTGAAGGATATGCTTTTTATAATCTTGCCATCTGTTCTATCTTCCGAAAAGAGCTCAATATCATCTACAAATGCCTGGAACATTTCCTTCCGCTCTTCCTCTGACATTTCCTCGTACATCAGAGGCAGGTTCTCCATAAATGTCATAATCTGAACTGTAGAATCCGCCTTTTGTTTCAGTGCCTCCAGCTTTTTCTTGGTTGAGATAACATCCATTTCCAGATCACCAATTCGATCATATATGCTGTCGAGCTTATCAGATGTCTCTTCATATTTCCTGTCATAATCCTTACCAAGAGGATTCAGTCCATCAAGCTTTTCTCCAAGCCGGTCTTTGGTCAGCTCCGCTTCCCTAAGTTCCTTACGGAGATCCTGGAGCCGCTTTTCTGTCTTTTCAAGATTCCCTTGATGACCCAAGGCCGCCTGCAAAGCATCTTGAAATTCCCTATATGTCTGAAGCTTTTGCAGGATCTTCATCACCAAACCATCTATGATTTCCTGATTTAAGCTCTGATCGAATGGACATGTTTTCCCATTCTGTCTTGTATTGTATCGGCACTTATAATAATAAATCGGCTTATAGTATCCATCACCTTTCAGGTTCTTCGTTCTGCTAATCATCCCGGTGAGTCCCTTACCGCAGATCGGACATTTCACAATTCCTGAAAGCAGGTGCACATGACCACCATCATCTACCCTTTTGTATCGTCCGGCGATTTTAGTTCTCTTTGCATGAACGCTATCCCATACTTCAGGCGAAACAATAATCTCGTGCTTACCCTCAGCCATGATGATATTATCCTCATCCTGCTTTATGGTCTTTCCATCCCTGTCCTTCTTATTGGTTCTTCTGTTGTAATAAACTCTTCCACAATAAAATGGATTATCCAGTACTCTTGAAACAAATTCATAAGTGAATGGTTTCTGCTCTCCTTTTCCAGAGATACGAACCAGATTGCTTTTATTCAACTCATACGCTACCGCAGAAGCTGACATGTTTTCTTGCTGATATAACTCATATATCATTCGGATTACTTCTGCTTCTGGTGGAACCAGAACCAGCTCATGATTGACATTCTTATAGCCATAGGGAACTGCACCACCAGTCCACCCACCTTCCAGAACCTTCTGCATTTTACCGGCCATGAACTGAACGGTAATATTTTCTCTCTCCATCTCAGCGACAGCAGAAAGAATTGCAAGCGTCAGCCTTCCCCCCTGAGTGGAGGAATCGATGGCTTCCTCTACACTCACCAAATCAATGCCAAAGTCTTCGAGAAGCTGCAGTGATTTCAAGATATCTGCAGCATTCCTGCCGAATCGAGATAATTTGAATACCAGGACAAAAGCAATATCGTCCTTCTGACTCTTAATATCCGTCATCATCTGTCGAAATGCCGGACGTCCCTTGATGTTCTTCCCGGATTTACCAGCATCACAGTAGTTTCCGACAATCTCCAGCTCTCTGTATTCAGCATATGCCTTAAGGCTTTCTTCCTGTGCATCAAGACTATACCCTTCGATCTGAGCGGCGGTGGAGACTCTTGTATAGATATAGCATTTCTTCAACGATCTCCGCCTCCTTTCTTTGGGTGTTGCTCTTTGTCACACAGTTATTCCTTGTTTGATACTATACCACGATATCGACAGATTTTCAATACAGTTTTCAAATGAAAAACCGGCAATAGGAATCCTCCCACTGCCGATTTCTCACCACGCTTGAATATGATTTACTCTGCAACTGTATCTTCTGATTCTTTGTTTGCTTCCAACCGTTCTTTCTCTTCTATCTTAGCAAGAACCTTTTTACCGTACTTTTGTATCATACGCGCCATGAACTCAGCAGCGATAATCATATTCTGTCTTGATTTTTCATCATCTTCGGGCATACATACTTCAATGCCGTTCTTCATGAAAGTTGTCATTCGTGGCACCTCCGGGAATCAAAGTGAGGTTCTTCCCTCCTATCTTCCTAAGCGCCTTTGGGAATTATTTTTCCGGTCAGAAGGCAAAAAAAATAACGGCCAGCAGAGAACTCAGTCTCCACCAGCCGTCATTCTTAAATCCTACGGACGAAATCCAACGAGATCCATCCGATTCCGCTCTTCAGCCTGCCCCATCCGGCAGAGCTGCCTTTTCCACTTCGGACTTCTAAGATCGTGTATACTCCGATCGGGATAAACTGAACCCTGTCATAATCGGTTCCCGGACCCTTCCTGATATTCAGATCAGAGATGCTGACCTTCACCAGAAACGACACCTTCACTGCAGGCTCCGCCGCCTTCGGCTCATACACCACCTTGCCGTCAGCGTCGAATACCTTGTATCCCGGATTCTGATCCGCGCACTTCTTCGCATTGTCCAGAATCTTATAGGCTCCCTTCTGGCTCTTGGCATCCGTCCAGGACTTCCTGACACGATACCAGCGGATAACTTCTCCGCCGGATTCCTTCGTGTCATACTGAGTCAGATTCCACTTCTCGATGATGGAGCAAAGCTTCTCCACATAGGTCAGGCTTGTAGCATACCCGCCATCCTTGATAATCTGGACTGCCTTCTTATAATCCGTGCATCCCTTCAGCCCGTCATATCTCAGCTTCTTTCCGTTCATCGCCCCAAGCAGATAAGCGGAATGGTCGGCAATGGAATCCTCAATGCAGGAATACTTGCGGAAATCCGCCGTGATCGTCTCATAGCTTCCGTCCGTGTGCTGTTCCTGTGTCTTCTTTGTGTACTTGCTCTTGCCATCCCAACTGGATCCGTTCCAAGCATTACCGGACAGGCTGCATTTCATCCCGAAGATATTATTGGCATTCTGAGCCAGCTCACTCTTTCCATACCCGGATTCCAGAATGAACTGAGCCAAAGATACCGATGCCAGGATGCCGCTTTTCTCCTGATCAGCCGTGAACAAAGCACCGACATTCTTAATCGCATCCGCCTCAGACAGATTCTTCAGAACGGAGGCCTGCATTCCCTTTGCAGCCGAACCACCTCCGGAATCAGAAGATCCCTGCAGAGCCTTCGTCACCTTCTCTGCCAAATCTCCCATCCTTGCGTACATCCAGTTTCCAGGGCAGGACTTATTCGCGAACCACCGATGAACCGTCAGTATCATCTCGCCGCTCTTCGGAGAATAATTCAGCGTCTTGTCCTTGTCCCCGAACCAGATCAGCTTGTTCTTCCCGTTACGCTTGCAGATATCGATGCAAAGCTCGATCAGCTTCTTATACACCACATCCCTGAAAGTATACGGCTCCGTAGCATCGGAAGCACACTCGATTGTGATCGCCCTCTGGTCGTTGGCATTACTGGAAGAACACCAGGAACGGTTCTTTTCCTCAACATACATCCCAACACGCCCATCCTTGTCGATGCCGTAGTTGCTGGATGCCTGTGTACTGCTCTTTGCGAACCAGTCTCCCAGACCTTCCGCTGTACACTGGCCCACAACACAATGCGGCGTGATCCTATCAATCGCCATTGTCCTCTGTCCGGAGTGGTTCGGACTCAGCTTCGTATAAGCCACCATAGAACTGTTCGTGTATGCCATTATTCCTCACCTTCCTTTTTCTCATCTTCCTTCTCAGCCCTGTCATGGAGCTGTTCTAAGACCTTGTGCAATTTCGTAGGAATCGGCAGACCCAGATATGCCGCGTTCTCTACCAGCGACAATCCTTCATTGGAGATATAGAAGAAAATGATTGCCGTTCGGAGCACGCTGCCACTCCCGATTACCTGCGTATCAAGCAAATGCCCGATACCTACCAGCGCAAAGATCAGCACCTTCCTGCAGATTCCCTTGAACCCCACAGCGCTCGACAGTTTCTTATCCGCCACCGCACACATGATCCCTGTGATGTAATCCAGCACCACAAACGCCAGAAGCGCATAAAGCAGGCCGTCACACCCTCCAAGGAAATACCCAAGCCAGCCGCCTACCGCTGCAAAGATCGCCTGAATCACATTCCAAAACTCTTTCATCGCAAATCCCTCCATTTCGTTGCAAACTAAAAGGGACAGCCGAAGCCATCCCTCGAAAACAGATTATTCAGTTACCGGAACTTACACCGTCTGCTCCGTCAGTGTATAAGTGATCTTCATCGTCTTATCCGCATTCTTCACCACCGCCTGACTCAGATTGCAGATCGTAGCCAGATACGGAGTCAGGATCCATGTGTACCTGTACTGGTTCAAATAAGCTCCGCCCCAGGCAAAGACATATTCCTTATACCGGAAAAACGGTGTGGAAACATTGCCGCATCGTTCCCCGGCAAACGTAGCGATCACGTTATCATTCACATCAATCTCAAAATCATAAGCCACAATAATATCGTTGATGACAGACATGCAGCAATCACAGCTTCCTGTCTCACCCAGACACTTCATGGTTGATGTGAATCCAAGGCTGATCAGCGTCACATCGGTACTGTTGGAAATATTGATCTTGTAAACGCCGGTCTTATCATAAGACGGTACATACAGATATCCGTTTCTCACAACCGCGCTTCTGTTCCCGGAAGGATAACTGGAGCCTTCCTTGAAGCTTCCCATCGTCATCAGCGTTGCATTGGAAAGCGTCCACTGACCTTCCGTAAATGTATAATCACTTTTCCTGATCTTGATCCAGAGAACCGTTGCGCTGCCGGAAGAATTGCCCTGATTGGCAAAACCATACCAGTACCCATCACCACCATCCATAAAGATTCCATACGGCGTATAGCTTCCGTAGAAATGGAAGGTGCTGCACTGGAGAACCGTCGTATCCTCTAAAGTCAGCGTAGAATCATCCAGCTTCTCATTCAGACCGATATCGAATACCGGAATCCTGTAACGTTTGATTGTCACAGTATTGCTTGCATAGCAAAGCGCATACATCTTCGCATTCTCAAAATCCACCGTCACACAGCGGAACAGGTCATTGATGAAGCCGTCCCCATCATCCAGGCTGACCTTCTTGATCTGAAGCAGAGTACTGTCCACAGCTACCTCAGATCCGTAGGCATTAGCACCGCCATGCTTGGAAGTAAGTCCGACAGCCGCGATCGTACCATTACCCTGAGAAGGCGTAAACTCCCACACAAACTTGAAACCATCCGCTAGCTTCATGCTCTCTGTCAGATTCATGCTGCCCCTCTTCGTATTTGCCGTAGCATTGACATCATTACTGGCATAAGCCACCGGCAGATTCGTTGACGGCAGATACAGATTATCCGCCTGCTCTGTAATGGAGCTTGGAAAAAGCAGGATCCCGCCAATCATGTTCGGGCAGATCGGAAGTAATTCCTGATTCCACGTTAAGGAATCATCATACTGTCCACCAGCCTTATACATGACACCCATCGGATTTACTCCCAAAATGTCATTGACGGCATTGGTGACCATGTTGGTCTCCGATACCGTCTCAATCGTTCCTGTATTCTGGTCCTCCAGCTCAATGACCAGATTTCCTGTATATCTCTTCATCGCAACCTCCTTAAGTGTTACTTCCCGGCACATCCACCGGCATCGCGAATCCACCCACACTTGTTCTTCCTGACTTCACATCGGAATAGAACCTCTTCACAGTCTCCTTGATCTCCCAGACATCACTCTCGGTAAATGTCTTCACCTGCAGTCTGTCAGTCTGAGACCCGTTGCCGATCCTGAAAAGATCCACATACTCTTCAATATCGATCCTTCCATCCCATGCTGCTGAAGCGCCCATGCTCTGTCCGGAAATTGAAGCGATACACATTCCTGTATCCACCGCGGCCGCGCCACCTTCACAACGCATATAGACGTTAAAGATATTCGTGTAGTTCGGCACCACGTTCTCGATCGGATAGTACAGAAGGATTGTATGCCTTCCTGAGTGCCAGTTTTCCTGCGGATAATGCACCGGGATCATCTGGTTATTGAACTCAAAGGAAAAGATCACATCCGCATGACCGTCCTCCTGCCAGCTCATCGGAAGAGATACTGTTATCGTCTGCTCTTCCGTGTTGCCGATCACCACCGGCTCTTCTTCAGGATCATCCAGATCCACTGGCAGATCATCAACCGGAACAGACGGGATCACCACATCCCCAGATGCCGTAACAGACCTCGTCACCGGCTGAGCCGTCACATCAACGATCACCTGCCCGAAGAACTGCGCATGGTTCGCTTCCGTTGTGGCAAACTCGATGGAAATGATCTTCGTATCAACATCCCTGACCGTAAATGCAGAAGCATTGGTAAAGGTATGGATTCCAATCTTCCCTGCCTCGATCTGAGCCAGGAGCCCGGAGATGTTCTTATCATTCTTACTCTTCGCTTGGGACAACTTCGGATTCTTTCCTACACACTTAATACTCTGCCTGCCGCCGATCTTAATGCTGTTCGATGTAACGCAGGCATATTTTGTGGCATCCGCCTGTCCGCCGGTAAAAGAAAGGATATCTCCCACATCCAATGCCGGATTCCCGATGGTATCCGAATCAAACGGAACATAATTCACGACAGCCAGATCATTCAGGATATTGGTGCACAGCTGCCGCCTGGTCTCTTCAAGACCGAACTGCAAAAGCGGATTTACTCCCAGATTCATGGTCAGACCGTCATCCGGATCTAGCGCATAATACTCCGCAATCTGTGTTCGAAGGTTCGTTGAACTGACCGCCGTATATCTCGTGATAAAATCCGAAAAGCTGGAAGTGAACCTGTGCTTCCTCTCCACAGTCAGCACTGGCGTATTCCCATACTTCCGAAGCTCCAGCTCCCCAGCTCTGTTGATCACGAAAAAACCGCCAAGCACTTGTCCTACATAGAACAGCACATCGCGGTATGTTTCAATATCATTATCAGAATAGATGGACAGGTTCTCGGTTCCGTTCGGCATCGCCTCAATGGTTGCCCTGTCCTGAGCCAGCGTCACCTCACAGGCAGTTGAACACAGCACCATGAAATCATAAGCATTACCGATGGATTCCAGAGAAGTGAAAGCCTTCTCGAACCTCACCATATAATCATAGGCTTTGATCTCCAGGCACTTTGCTTTCCGATTCGCCTCTGATACCTCGAAGATTCCCATCGGAATCGTTTCATAGGAACCGCCAGCCACCTGCAGATGATAGAAAAGCTCCACCTTCGCATCTTCCAGCGTATACCTGTTGATCTCGGAAAAAAGCGATATTCCCATCTCAGCTGCATACACCGTACCAAGCTCTATCTCCGTACTTCCGCAGCACTGGGAAGTGATATACCCGCTGCCCTTGACCATATCATCCTGATCAAACTCATAAACTGTTCCGGCAGTCGTTGTGATCCTGCCGGTCCAGTAATATTTTCTTGTATTTGCCTTCACTGCGTTCAAGAAGGCATTGCTGACCGGATACAAATGATCACCTCCCTCCGGACATCAAAAAAGGAACCGATTTCTCGATTCCCTTTGTTGATAATACTTTTGTGCTGACTATTTACTCAAAAAGTAAAACCTTCTGTAGTGTTTATAGCTCTTACCGAAAAGCCATTTTCTGTTTTTTCAAGATCCAAAGATACACTGTGGGTTTCTAATTCCAGTAAAGGACTCTTCCATTCCTTTTCGCTTTTTTCGTCTTTGGTGTCTTCATCAATACCTTTCAAGAGCATTTCAAAAAACTCTCGTTCCTCTTTACCCGCATCCCGTATAGCTTCTGCCTGTTGTTGTAGCACATGCACATTATGCTCAGCTGCCGCCTGAAGAGTATCTTTCTGCATCTGATTGAATGATTCGTCTGCAGCCTTCTTCAGTGCTTCTTTATCTTCATCACTCAATATAAACTGTTCTCCGCCAATGTCGATATACCCGTTCTTAACAGCCCTATAGGCATACGCTGTGTTCTTAAATAATACATTGTAGTCATCACCGTTTTTAGAGATTTTCACTCCCTTTGTCCGTGAAGATACAGATTCCTTTAATGCTGCAAGTCCTTCACTTGAAAATTCCACAGAGTCTTCATGTTTATCCTTTCGTAAATCTGTCTCGCCATCTTTCTTCACAGAAGATTCCTTATGTGTTCGATATGTTTCATATGTACGAAGATACCCTGACACATTATTAGATACTGGATTCATAAGCTCTACCTTCTTTGATAATAATCTAAAGCACATTATAATGAGCCTCATCTTTTATATCGTCAGTTGGAACAAAAAAGTTTACAGATAAAAGATTTTTTTCAAAATTCCTTCAGCGTAAAACTCACCTCCCACAAGCTCCCATAGCTCGTATCGCTGACCAGCTTCACCTGATATCCGTCAATGTACATCTGCGTGGTCACGATGTTCATGGTCTCCATGTCCAGGTATCCGACCGTTATGCTGGCCAGTTTCTTATAAGCCGAAAACTTATTCAGCCACTTCTTCGACACCCGGAAGGTCACGCCGATCTGAACCACACCTTCCCGGACAACATCCCTCTGTGTGGTTCCAGCCTCCGTCACACCTCCGCTGTCTGCCTCCACATCCGATAAACTCACAGAATAAGAGGCAGGCATCGGGATATTCTCATTATTAAAAACAAGATACTGCAAATGAGCCATCTTACCTGCCTCCACTTCTTAGATTCATTCTCTGCTGAGCCGTAACCACGATTTCATCGATCATGTCACCGCCGATATAAACCGGGATCACGATATCCCCCGCAGCACCGCCACCGGCCAGAGCCGTATTCAACGCTGTATTGATACCGGAGATCAGATCACCGTTTGATGCAGCCGACCCAGAATAACCTCCCTGCGCTGCCATCACCCTCGGAGTAATAGTCAGATCAGAAGTCACACCGTTCATGGCATTTTCAATCATGCCACGGCTCTTCTCAATGCCTTTTGCCAGTCCGCCGATAAAGTCCGGCATCCAGCTCTCATAATCCGTAAGAGGACCTTCATCCGGCACGGAGAAATGCAGGAAGCTCCGGATCTTATCCGCTACTGAAGAAACTGCTTCACCGACCTTACCGATCATGGACTTGATACCATTCACGATTCCGCCGATGAAATCAGCGCCCCACTTAAAGGCTTCTGATGCCAGGTTCTTCACGAAATTGATTGCCTTATCAAATCCGCTCTTCACAGCACCATAGATATTTCCGCAGACATTCTTGATACCGTTCAGCATCGCATTGAACGCATTGGAAACAGCATTTTTTATGGCATTGGCCGCATTCGATACCGCAGACTTGATATTATTCCAAGCCGTCGTGACCGCATTCTTAATGGCATTTACGATAGTCGTGATCGTATTCTTAATGCCGTTCCAGACCGTACTAACTGCTGCCTTAATAGCATTCAACACCGTTGTGATTGCGGTCTTAATCCCATTCCAAGCCGTACTCAGGAAGGTGGAAATCGCCGTCACCACTGTCGTGATAACTGATTTGATCCCATTCCAGATCGTCGTGAAGAATGTCTTTATCGCATTCCATACGGTCGTCACAGTATTCTTGATCGTGTTCCATGCCGTTGTCAGGAACGTGCTGATTGCATTGACCACTGTTGTGAAGATATTCTTGATACCTTCCCACAAACCGGAGAAGAAATCTTTGATAGCATTCCAGACCGTTGTTGCCGTGGTCTTGATTGCTTCCCACGCCGCCTGGAAGAATGCCTTCAGTGCTTCCCACACGGCAATAGCAATCTCCTTAATACTCTCCCACAGGTCAATCCATAACTGCCGGAACTCTTCACAGTTATTCCAGAGATAAATGAACGCCGCCACTAAAGCAACGATCGCCGCTATGATCAGCACATACGGATTTGCCGCACATACCGCATTGAAGGCAGCAAAGACTCCCTTCGCTGCATTGATCACGCCTGCCAGCTTCGGCACCAGAGTCATAATGGTACCGACCGCAGAGATCACTTTTCCGACTATGATCAGTATCGGTCCGATTGCAGCCGCCACCAGGGCAATCGTCACGATCACCTTCCTGGTACCTTCATCCATCGAATTGAGCCAGTCCACAAACTTCTGTATCCAGCCCACGATTGTCCGGATCGCAGGCATCAGCAGCTCACCAAAGGAAATTGCCAGCTCTTCCAGCTGTGACTTCAGGATTTGCAGCTGACCCGCAAGGTTGTCATTCATGGTCTCGGCCATACTTGCTGCAGAACCATCACAGTTATCAATAGCAGACGAAAGTTTTTCAATATCCGCTTCCCCGGCGTTCATCAGTGCCAGGAATCCGGACATCGCATTTTTGCCAACCAGGCTTTCAGCCGCCTGTGCCTTCTCGGATTCAGTAAGACCTGCAAAAGCTGTCCTGCAATCAGCCAGAATATCCGACAGATCTCTCATGGAACCGTCCGCATTGGTCGTCGCTACCGTAACCTCTCCGATGGAAGACCCGCAGATCTTCACTTCTCCGGAAAGGTTATTCATGATCGTTCTGAGAGAAGTACCTGCCTGAGAACCCTTGATACCAGCATTGGCCATCAAACCGATTGCTTCTGCCGTATCTTCTGCAGAGAATCCCAAGGCACCAGCAATCGGAGCGCAATACTTGAAGGTCTCACCCATCATGGAGACATTCGTATTGGCATTACTCGATGCCGCCGCAAGGATATCCGCGAAATGCCCGGAGTCCTTCGCCGTAAGTCCAAACGCTGTTAGCGCATCTGTCACGATATCAGAAGTGGTAGCCAGATCTTCACCGGAAGCCGCAGCCAGGTTCATGACACCTTCGATACCGGAAAGCATATCCTCTGTCTTCCAACCGGCCATCGCCATATAGTTCATGGCTTCCGCCGCTTCTGATGCAGAGAACTTTGTCTTCTCACCCATCTCACGGGCTTTATCTCTTAATGCTTCCAAATCCGAACCTGTCGCACCGGATACCGCAGCAACCTTGCTCATGGCAGAATCAAAATCAGCGGCAGTTTTCACCGCCGCCGTGCCAAGCCCAACAACACCTGCCGTCACAGGAAGGAACTTCTTTCCTACGTTTGTGACATTATCTCCGACTGTCTTCAGCTTCTCACCCTTAGCGGCGATTTCCTGAAGAGCCGTTCCAGACTGCTTCGCCTGTTCCTCCAAAGACTTCAGCTTCTGTTCCGTTTCAACGATCTCACGCTGCAGGCCATCATACTGATCCTGCGTAATCGTTCCGTCCTTCAGTGCCTGCTCTGCCTGTTCGGCAGCCGTCTTCAAGGTCTCCAGCTTTTCCTTCGTTTCCTTAACGGCATCCCCCAGGAGCCTGTGCTTCTGAGCAAGCAGTTCCGTGTTCCCCGGATCAAGTTTCAGGAGCTTATCGACATCTTTCAGCTGGCTCTGCGTATTCCTGATCTCTGTATTTACGCCCTTTAAGGCAGTTTGTAGTTTGGTAGTATCGCCGCCGATCTCAACGGTAATACCCTGGATTCTGCCAGCCATGTCTCAACCTCCTTCCCATTAGAATCGATCCATATCATCCTGGCTTGCTATCTGATCATGAGGCTCATCATCCCTCTGAAGCTCTGTGTACATATCCATCACGGTTCCGATTGTCAAAAGATCCAGCTCGCTGATATGGATTCCCAGCTGTACACACCTCAGCAATAGCAGAGGCGTTGTCATTTCCCGGTCAGTCGCTCGAAGTTTTTTTTACTCTCCACCTGTGTCTGCACATTCAGACCCCAAAGCTCAATGATCTCCGGAAGCACCTGATAAATGGAAAACGTACCGAACTGATCCAGCCACTCATCCGGTGTATCGGGAACTCCCTGCGGATCAGCGTGCTTCGCCATGATATAGCTGATATCCTCAAACAGTTCCAAAGAAAAGGTATCCAGAGCCGAAGCCTCCGGATCTTCCTGATCGATGCTTTTCTGCAGATCGTGGAGATCCTTGTAGATATCTCTGTGGAATCTGTTTCTGTATATTCTCGGAATGGCTGCCGATGCTCTGAAAGTTACATCCTTGCCATCAATATTCACTGTCTTTGTAAGTGCCATTTCACTTTCCTCCAATCACAAGAATGGGCAGAGCCAAAGCCCTGCCCTTAACTGAATCAACCCTGTCCGGTCTTTGTCACCGTTACGGTATAAGCCGTGCTGGTGCAGCCGGTCTTGCTTGCGATCACGGTCACGGTATTGGTTCCGCTCTCCCAGGTCGCATCATTTCCGCTGGTATGAGCTACACCGTTCACAAGGATCGTTGCCACCGTTCCGCTTGCAGCCGTAGCCGATACCGCATCCTCATCGTTCACAGTCTCAGCTGTGTAAGAAGTCGTTCCGGCATCAAAAGCAGGCGTAAGCTGAAGGCTTCCGATTGTGATACCGGTAAGCACCGCAGACACCTGTGCACTCTCTGTCTGATAAACGCCCGAATACCATCCGTTGTAAACCGCATCGGAAGTATTGGCACCGGTCTTCACCTTCACCATTCCGTTCGGAAGCGGAGTCGCTGTGATCTCAAGCTTCTCAGTCTGAACTTCCTTGGAATCCTCATTGGTCTTGCCTTCGATGGTCGGTCTCGCAGCCGTGCAATAATACATGCAGTGTCTGATCTTTTTCTTATCTCCGGAGAATTCAAAAAGAAGAGCGAAATGCTCAGGCTCAACCGTGGAATCCTCCACAAGCACCCCGTTCGCATCTTCTGTCTCCTTCAAGATATCCTTGCGGAAACTTTCAGGAATAAGCGCAATCTCCAGATCACCCGAATAACCGTTATTTGCGACTGTGGTGTAATACACCATATCATCTGCATAAAACGGCTCGGTATCTCCCTCCGGATCCAGCGACAGGTTCACTGCTCCGGGAATTGCGACAGGCGTACCAAATGTCACGGCATTGGTATCCGGATCAAGGGTAGCCTTCGCATAATGGCAGTTCTTAAGGCCGAACTTCACCTTGTTATTTGTACTCGACATAATTAACCTCTCTTTCCGCTATACCGTCATCTGGTACAGCACTTCGTATAGTTTCTCTGATTCGATCCATACCTCTGATTTGTTCCAGAAAAGCTCATGGTCGTTCAAAACAGCCTCAACCCTGTCTTCCAGTTCCGGATCCTTTTCATCGGTATAAAGTTCAATACTCAGGTTGGAAAATTCCATGTAAACCACGTTATCCGCAGCGAAGTTCTCCGAACCCGGAAATAAAAAGCAGATGAACGGCGGATCAGGACTTTCTCCCTCTGCAAAATGGTCATAAACAAAAGGGATATCCAGCTCAGCCAGCATCTGCATCACTTCTTCATGCGTCATCCTTCTGCCTCCCTATCTCGATAATGCACTCGGCAGCATGACGACAGGCCGGGCAGTTATACGGATAACCATGACAATCCTCGCCCCTCCTGGTACCGTGGTAAATGGCTACGCCGATCACCACAACCCCAAGAGCGATCACGAATAACAAAAGCAACATCTCCATCTTTAACCGCCTTTCTGCAGGTCACGCTCGATATCCCTTGTCAGCTGCTCGATGCCAGCCTGTTCTGCCGGCGCGATATGTGGAAAAGCCCTTGTCCTTCCTCCACCCCTCTTCGCATGGCCAAACTCCAAAAGATGCGTCAGCTGGTACCGCTTGGAGTGCACCACGACCTGGATGGAATCCGAAGTTTCCCGCGTCTTCTTCACCGCCCAGCTCTTGGAATACTTCCCGGTCTTCTTCGGAGCCGTGCTTTCGATCTGCTTTTTCACCGTATCCCCGGCTTTCTTCACATCCTTCTTCAGGTCATCCGCCGCAAGCTTCGCGTATTCCTCCATACCCTTCATCACGGTATCCGCCAGCTGGTCGATCTTTATCGTCTGACTCATCGCCGCTCCTTCCTGCAGGTGAACTTCAGCGACTTCTTCCTGAAATTCATATGGTCAATGTTCTCGATGTTATAAATCTCACCCAGGAACATCACCCTGAACCCCGTGGAAGTAACCGCCGCAGCCTTGCTGCAATACCGGACCGTAACCGTCATGGAAAAATCCTCAACCGTTGTACCGGCAACCTGTTCTTCCTTGGAACTTGCCAGCCCTTCGCCGCCGATCGTGGCAAAGCAGGTATAGTAATCCGTCCAGGCATTCTTATGATTGCCGTACTTATCCGTCACGGTTTCATTCTTCTGGAATGTCACCTTCGATCTCAAAGCCGCCACATTCATCAGAATCCCTCCTTCCGGCTGCCGAACAACAAAGCTCGAAGCGTCAGATCCATCGCGTGATGGTCTGCCTCTTCCCTGTGCTCATACAGATAAGACACCGTGAACATCACAGCGATCTTCCCGTTGGCACATTCATCCAGGTCAGCCTCATCATCCGTCCGCAGGATATCCATGCACTGCTTCTTACCTGCCGTTATGAAATTCTCGATCAGGGAATCATCATCCTCGTAATCAATACGCAGATAATTCTTCATTTCATCCACAGTTACAGTCATCTGCATCACCTCTTAAAAGGGACGGCAGTAAAACCGCCGCCCCGTACTTCTTACTCTTCGGAATCATCCTCAGGCTCCACGATCACAAGCTTGTAGGTTGTCTCCGCATACCCATCAGCCCACAATGTGAAGTTATCAACCGACTTCTCGGTGTTATTACCGGCAAGCACCAGATCAGCCGCAACCCAACGGACAAAATATCCGGCATCCAGATCACACTGAGTCGCTTCCGTAACATCTTCAGCGCTCAAAGCAGCTCCGTTGTAATAAATACCGGTGATCGGAGAAATCCCGACCCCAAGACCTACTCCAAGCCACTTGTGTTTCCCCCAGCCATTACCAGCCTCGAAGTCCTTAAGATTCTTCACCTTATCGGACAGAGTGATCGTAATGATATGTTCATCGTTATCCACGGCAACACTGGAAATCTTCCCCGTGTTATACTGACGATCCGCGTGACCGGCAACGCTGTCCGTTACCGTCGCATACTGCATCGTAAACGCGTCGCCTATCATAAGACCCGCATTCTTAAGGTTGGTGATCAGGGCATTCAGACTGGTCCTGACTTTTGCCACGGTATCGCTTGTCACGTCAGCCGTACTCATATTCGGCATCAGGCCGTTGTCATAGACAATCTTTCCGCCAATATGAGTGACCTCACCGCCCTGCTCGGTATAATTCCTTGCGTTATAATCGCTCAT